CGACGTAGACCGGCCCGATACGGAACGTCTCGATAAGGTTGATTCGTGGCATGGCTAGAAACCCTTGGGAAACGCTGCGGCCGTCATGGTGGCGTGCTCCGTCGCTTCGACCTTGCGGACCATGCCCGAATCCGCTCCGACTGCCTTGTCACGCGTAACGCCAGTCCCGGACGTGTAGCGCACGGTCACACGCTTCCGCGTGACCTTGACAACGACGCCAGGATAGAAATGACCGAACGCGTGGACTCGGACAGATTCCCCGACCGCAAACGTGGGAACCTCTTTCCCGTGGAAGCACGCTTTGACACCGGCCGGGGTGGCCAAACCGCAGAACGGGCAAGTCAAGGTCATGTTTCATGTCTCCTAAAAAATGGTTCCTGCGATAGCGCCAGCTACGGCCGCCACCGTCCAGAGTTGCAAGGCAAAGCGCGCGAGGATCCACAGTCCGCGCGCGTCAAGGGAAAGCTTGTCCTTGGGATTCATGACTGGTTACCGTTCCGACGTGATGCGCGTTTCGGTTCTGGTGTATCCCCTACCCTGGCGCCAGTCTTCGGCATATCCCTTGCGGGCCAGGAAAGAGAGGATCGCTTGCGCGTCCGTGTCTGATACCGGGATGCGCGTCTGGCGTCCGTCATCCGCCGTGGCCACCGTTACAACGCTCATGCTTAGCCTCCCTTGTACTGTAGAGAGGATAAGCGGTCTACTATGCGTTGTCAAGAGAATAAGTAGGACCATTGTGGGATGCGTCACGAAGGGCGCCCCCCCTGTGTGTGCGGCATGAAAAATCACGCCCCCCTGGACGGAGCCCCAGCTGGGGCCAGGGCGCGCCTAGTGGGGCCAGGGCATGGCCAGGGCGCGCACCTTGGGGGCGTATCCCGTGCCTGACCGTCCGGTCTGACACGCGTAACCCGTTTGTTTCTAGACCGATTCACACACACGCAAGCGTGAGACGCGCGCGGGGCGCGCGCGAGGCTCGCATGGCGACCCGTCGCGATGGTACGGACGCTTTCGCGGACCGCTCCCGCGCCGAGGGGGGGTGGGCCGCCGCATATAGGTCCCGGGTTCAAGTTCCAGACCGGCTGTGGATGCGTCTACGTCGGGCTGTGGATCGTCTCAGGACGAGGCGATGGTACGGACGCCGGGAAGGGCGTACGGAGCGCTAACATGGCCGTGGGAATTCTCCTGGCCACGAGATGGCGGGGGAGCCAGGAATCGAACCTGGCCGGCGCGGTTTTGGAGACCGGCCTGCGCTCAGCGCCCTCCCCCGGAGCCCTCGGCACGGATTCGAACCTGCGCGCTCCCGCTTACAAGGCGGGTGCTCTTCCAGCTGAGCTACGAGGGCGGTACGGAGTGGTCGGAGGGGGATGACTCGAACATCCGACCTGGCGGTTATCAACCGCCTGCTCTACCGCTGAGCTACCCTCCGATGGTGCCTCGAGGTGGTATCGACCCACCGACCTCCCGCTCTTTAGGCGGGCGCTCTACTACTGAGCTACCGAGGCGTGGCGGAAGGCTGAGGAATCGAACCCCCGACGCTCATCACGTCGCCCCGGTTTTCGAGACCGGTTGCCGCCCATGCAGCGGAGCCTTCCGTGGCGGAAGGTGGAGGATTCGAACCCCGACCCAATGAAGGGCCCAGCGCCTTAGCAGAGCGCTTGCCGAACCATCGGCTGCACCTTCCACGACTACTTGATGACACTGGACCTCCTTTCGAAATGGAGCGAGCTGTGGGACTCGAACCCACGATCGGGTCTCCCCTGCCGGTTTGGAAGACCGGTGCCTTGACCGCTCGGCCAAGCTCGCATGGTAGCCCCGGTGGGAGTTGAACCCACATGCCTTTTCAGGGGCGCCGGCTTCTGAGGCCGGTGTGTCTGCATTCCACCACAGGGCTGTCCGGAATAACTGCTTGTCCGTTTTTTGCGGACATGGTTGGGGATGGTGGACTCGAACCACCGTCACTCGCCTCCGAAGCGAGGATCCTGGCCGCTGGAAGAATCCCCAATGGTAGCGCCACTCGGATTTGAACCGAGGTTCCCGGTTAGAGAGACCGGTTGACTAGACCACTGTCAGATGGCGCTGTTGGTGCCCCCGGGAGGACTTGAACCTCCAACCTCGAGATTAAGAATCTCTCGCTCTGCCGTTGAGCTACGGAGGCGCTGGCGGGACCGGAGAGGATCGAACTCTCGGCCTCCTCGCTGACAACGAGGCGTGCTGCCACTGCACCACGATCCCGATTGGTGGACCGGGAGGGAATCGCACCCTCATCTCCTGGGTGCAAACCAGGAATCCTCCTGTTGAACGACCAGCCCATCTCCGGGTTCCGCCCTGGTCTCTGGCAGGCGTCACCCGTAACCGTCCCTTACTGGTGGACCGGGGAGGACTCGAACCTCCGACGGGATCCTGGGGAGGCCGCGTTTACAGCGCGGTGCAATCGCCGCTATGCGACCGGTCCAGTTGGCTGCGAGAGAAGGATTCGAACCTTCACGCGTCGAGGTTCAGAGCCTCGGAGGCTACCGTTACCGCACCTCGCAATGGGTCGGTACGGGCACGCCTCCGACCTGGCGGTTGACTTCTCGACGCCCGCTGTGAATCAACAGACCCCTGTTGACGTTCTGGCTGGTGGAGCTGGATTCGAACCAGCGAACTCTCCGGTAACAGCGGAGCGCAATTCCGCTCTGCCATCCACCAACGCGTGTCCCGTTCACTCGACTCTCGAGACGGTACGCCGTCTCTACCGCCCACGGGAAACCCTGGCGTAGCCTGTCGATTGGCGCTCACGGCAAGGGGCCGCTTGTAATCGGCCAGCTGCCGTGGAGGAATTGGTAGCGGGAGGTGGATTCGAACCACCGACCTCCAGGTTATGAGCCTGGCGAGCTACCAGCCTGCTCTACCCCGCTACGCTGTGACGCTCCCGAACTCGATCTGCGGCGAGGGTGGTGCGACCTCGGTCGGATCGGCCACCGGATCGGCCACTGGAGCCACGAAGGCACCCGCGATGGTGGCCACCCCGTCGACGAGAGGAGCGATCACCTCGCTGGCCTTGTCGACGGCCGACAGATCGACCGTCAGGCTCGGCGTCAAGATGACGTTCTCGGGCGGAACCGGGAGGGGAACCTCGGCCTCGATGATGGCCTTGCCCTCGAGCACCGCGTTCAGTGCCACGACGCCGTTGTGCTCGGCCTCGCCCTCGGGCTTGCCGGGGAGGGTGACCGTGACCACAGGCTCGCCGACGCTCACGATCGTGCCCACAAACTCGCCCGGCACGGTCTCCGTGGTAGACTGCAGATCCTCGGGCTTGAAGGAGGCCTGCGCCTTGTTGGCCGCGATCATCTCGAGGGACTTGCGCTGCTCTTCCTGCTCCTCCGCGAGACGCTCGGCCTCGGCTTCCGCCTCGGAAGCCTCGAGTGCCTGGCGATCCTCCTCGTTCATCGCGTGGAGGATGTTCGCCTTCTCCTTGACGGCCTCGAGGTACGTCGGGCTCGAGGTGCCCCAGCTCGCCACCTCGGGAGCGCTCAGCTCCGCGATGACCTTGTCCAGCTCGGCGATTCTCGCGAACGTCATTCGGCCTCCTAGTTCAGGCAGGTGATCCGGGTCATGCGCGGCAACCGACAACCCGAACTTGATCCATCGCACGGCCACTGTCCGCACCCGGGACAGTTCCAAAGCGGGCGGGACGACGGATACGGGAACGGCACGGTGTTCGGCACTGATGCCGGACCGAAACAATCACAGCTCGGCACCCACGGCGCGTTGATGCGCCCACAGCGGGGACAGCTCCATCCGGCGGTCACGGCGCGACACCGTAGCACGCCCACGGATTCGTCCTCGGCGTGCCGTACCTGGGCCGGCCCTTGCGAAACGGCACCAGGCCCTGGAAGGTATACGTCCACCCGAGGCTACCCGCGTGCCGGTGCGTCCCGATCAGCTCGGCCTTCCGCAGGCGGTAGCGCACACCCTGATAGACGAAGCTGATCTCGTACAGGCCCTTGCGGCCCTGCAGCGATCCGACGCTGATGGGCGCCAGCGTCACCACCGAGACGGTGAAGCTCTGGTTCTTGGACGGAACCCAGGCCTGGTAGAACTCGCTCCCCATGGGATTCGGGATCAGGTGGTTCTTCGCCTCGAGGATCACGTTGTCCGCCTGAATCCTCTTCCGCCCGATGAAGAGCCGGAACTTCGATGTGATCGCGCTCAACAGCCCTCCTCAAAGTAGTGCCTGGGGCCCCACCACCCCAAGCGTTGCGCCGCCCCATCGCTCTTGTACGGCGCATCCTCATCGACCGGGGCCACTCCCCTCCCCGATCTGCGGCGGTCAACATCCCGCGCCGCTCCACGTATGCTGGCCTCAGCCCCCTAGCCTGCACGTCCGCGACCCTGCGCGGATCCCTCCCACCCAATTTGTATAGCGCCCTGGTTGCAAGGCGCTGTGACGCACTCCCCTGCCGTCACACGCTCGGCTCAAGCCACTCACCAACCCCCGAAGGGATTGGTCCGAGTTCCACACCCCGGGTCGCCCACCCCGCCCGGTTACGCCTCGACCTACGACACGAGGCTCCCACTAGCGCCCGATCCCCACCGACCGCTGGCGCGTGCTGAGTCCTATGGCTCCCCGGTGACTACCGGATCACAGCCTCTCGATTCACCAGCCCGTCACGGCTGGCTATCTCAGCTCCCACCGGCCGCGCTAGCCCGAAGGCATCCCGCGACCGACGCGTCTCTTCGATACGACCCACTCAACAAAGTGTCTGCCGGGCGTCCTAGCCTCTAGACGATCAGGAGGTCGCTGCGCCGTTGGGCGACTGACGCGACCTTCCCTGAGCGGGACTCGAACCCGCGTCCCCCGGCTCCTCAATCCCCCGTGCGGGCCGGACTGTCCGGTGGGGTCACCTCTCGTTCACGGTGCGCCGTTGCGATCGTGACCCCATTCAGCCGCTACCCCTGGTAGCTGCGCTGCATGCTCCCAATGTAGGCTCGAGAGCCTCGCTTGTCAACTCGTGCTAGACGCATTCGCTGCGAAACGCGTCCGCGCTCTTTCTCTTCCCTGCAGTATCTACTGAGTACTCATCTATGGATCCACTACCTCGTTTGGATCATTCCCCTTCCGACCCTTCACTCCAGAGGGAGCCAGAGGTTGGTCCGGGAGACGAGATACACGTCGAGACTCCCTCCGCTTGCGCTTAGAGGTGCTCGCCGTATCCCGCATCCCGAGGCCCACTCCGTCGGTCGCCGTCGGTATCTGCCGGGCCTGAGGACTAGAAGGCTTGCCCCAGGTTGCTCAACGTGTCAGCGGGAGCCTCCCGCCGCCTACCCTGCGTTGAGCTGCGCGCTGCCGTCTGGCCTCTTGACGTACTGGCCTCGGGCGTCGTCTCGCGCTTCGAGTGCAGTTGCCGATTTGGTAGATCCCCGTGGTATCGGCACGTCCCACGCCGCCACCGGTCTGGTTTGCCCCGTCCGGCGTGGAATAGCTCGCTCCCCCACCCTGTGGATGGGAGAGTGAGCCAACACACAGTATACGCCAATTCTCGCCCCGTGTCAAGCCCATTGTAGACGAAACAGCAGAAAAACGTCGACCCATCTGAAAACAGTCTCGAAAACAGATGGGCCACTGAGACCCCGAAAGTAGACGTATCCTATACTCATGACGGATCTTACGCCTTCCCAGGTCGACGTCATCTCCCCGGACTCGCCGGAGCACCCCTCCTTGACCAAGCCGTGGCTCTTCGCCCCGGGCCAGTCCGGCAACCCCGGCGGGCGCCCGAAGAAGATCGACGCACGCGCGGAGGCGTTCCGGGAGTCGGGCGAGGTCATCCCCAGGATCGAGCTGGAGCTGGCGAAGAAGGAGGGGCGAGAGCCCCGGACCCGCTGGGCCATCATGATCGAGAAGCTCTGGTCCAAGGTCTTCTCGGGAGATCTCCGGGCCCTCGAGCTGGTCCTGAAGTACAACATCGGCAAGCCACCCACCAAGGTCGAGAAGGAGGGGAAGGTCCATCACCTCCACGAGCTGAAGGAAACGGCCGCTGACGACTTCCGGAGTCAGATCAAGCGGCTCGCCGAGAGCCGGCAGAAGTGAGCCACGTCCTCTCCCTCGAGGAGATGTCGCCTGCGGAGCAGCTGGCCTCTCTTCCGGAGGATGAGCGCGAGGCGGTCCTCTCGCAGCTTTCTCTTGACGACGTGTATGCGCTGCGCCACGACTTCTTCGGGTGGTGGGCGCGCCCGAAGCAGCGCCTCCCAGAGTCCTGCAGTGGCGCCCCTCCGGTAGAGGGCGCCCCGCCGTGTCAGTGCGGCGGGGAGTACTCCACCCTGGTCATCCTCTGCGGTCGAGGTTGGGGGAAGACCCGCTTCGACTCCGAGCTGGCGCATGAGCTGGCCTGGAAGTATCCCGGCTGCCGCATGGCGATCGTCACGCCCGTCCAGGGTGAGGGCCGCAAGATCGCGGTCGACGGAGAGTCGGGCCTCACCGCCACCGAGCGCCCGTGGAACCGCGTGCGGTTCTGGCCCGGCAAGGGCAACACCCTCGAGTGGGACAACGGGTCTCACGGGGTGCTCCTGTCCGCCGACGAGCCCAACCGCGCGCGCGGCTACAACTACCACTTCGTGATCTGCGACGAGTTCGCCGCCTGGGCTCGAGCCACGTCTGACGACATCACCACCCCGGGCTGGTCGATGCTCTCGAACCTGAAGCTGGGCCTTCGTCTCCCAGCGAAGCCGAACTGGCCGGCGTACCGCCCCCTCCTCGTCATCACGACGACTCCACGCCCCACCGACTCCGTCAAGAAGCTCGTGGGTGTCGGAGGGTTCCCGGTGAACCCGAAGACCCACGTCGTCTACGGGTCGACGTACGAGAACCGGAGCAACCTCGACGCGGACTACTTCGACTCCGTCATCAGCGACGTCGAGGGGACTCGTCTCGGCGAGCAGGAGCTGGACGGGCGGATCCTCATCGACAACCCGGGCGCGCTCTTCAAGCACAACTTCATCCAGTACGTCACGGAAGACCTGGTCCCGGAGACGCTGAAGAGCATCGTGGTCGCCGTCGACCCCAGCGTGGGCGGTACCGACGAGACCGGCATCATCGTGGCCGGAGTGGGGCCGGAGCCGGGCACCATTAGCATCGACGTCAAGGCGGACGAGCATCCCTCGCTCCGGCGGGCGCGGATCCGCCAGCGAAAGCTGAACGGCTACGTCCTCGCGGACCTCTCGATGACCGGTTCCCCCGACGCCTGGGCGCGGAAGGTGGTGAACGCCTTCCACGACTACAAGGCGAACTACGTGGTGGCCGAGAGCAACAACGGCGGCGACCTGGTGTCGCACACCCTGAAGACCGTGGACCCGAACGTGCCGGTGAAGCTCGTCCACGCCTCTCGAGGGAAGCAGACCCGCGCAGAGCCTGTCGCGGCGATCTACGAGCAGCTCCGAGTCTGGCACGTCGGCCGGCTGTCGAAGCTCGAGGACCAGATGACCTCGTGGGATCCGAACCTCTCGAGGAAGTCCCCCGACCGCATGGACGCGCTCGTGTGGGCGATGCACAACCTGATGGGCAAGGGCAAGATTCACGCCTTTTCCCCACCGATCCTCATCCCCAAGGCCGACCTGATCAGCTACGGCGCCGAGGAAGAGGAATAGGCGAAAACCCAGGCCTATCAAGGTCGTGGGCCTCGACGCATCCTCAACTCGTGAGAGACTGGATGCTGGAGTAGCCATGCCCAAGTCGTCCAAGAAGCCCGTCAAGCTGCGTCTTCCCGACCTGAGCCAGAAGGCGTACGTCGGCGGGCCGGACTCCATTCTCGACGTCACCATCCGCGAGCTGCAGGACCGCGACCGCAGGTTCCGCGCGTTCCGCGAGATGCAGGACCACTCGAGTGTGATCGGCGGGGCCCTCCTCGCGATCAAGTCCGCCATCAAGAAGACGACCTGGATGGTGGAGCCCGGCGACGGCAGCGCCGAAGAGAAGAAGCGCGCCGAGCGTCTGGACCAGATGCGGAACGACATGAGCATGACGTGGGAGGACACCATCGTGGAGATCCTCTCCATGGTCGTGTACGGCTTCCACGTCGACGAGCTGGTCTTCAAGATTTGTCGTGGGCCCGACGAGAAGAGCGATCGGTACAAGTCGAAGTACTCCGACGGCGCGGTGGCGTGGCGCAAGTTCGTCACCATCCCACAGGAGACGGTCGACGATTGGGTCTGGAACGAGGAGGGCGACGTCATCGGCCTGATCCAGACGCCGACCAACGACTACAAGCCTCGCCCCATCTCGATGGAGCGCACGCTCCTGTTCCGCACCGAGTCGAACCGCAACTCCCCCGAGGGTCGCTCACTTCTCCTGAGCGCCTACTACCCCTGGAACATGGCGAAGCGCATCGCCGAGTTCGAGGCTATCGGGGTCGAGCGCGACCTGGCCGGCATCCCGTTCGTCGGCCTTCCCCCGGAGTACTTCGACGAGAACGCTCCGGCGGAAGAGAAGGCCATGATGGCCACGATGAAGAAGCTGGTCACGGGAGTCCGCAACAACTCCCAGGCCGGCATCATCTTCCCCCTGGCCTACGACGAGGACGGCAAGGGTCACCCGATGTTCGAGTTCAAGCTCGTGACGTCGGGCGGCATGAGGCAGTTCGACACCCGCTCGATCATCGAGCGCTGGGAGCGCCGGGCGGCTATGGCCCTCCTGTCGGACTTCATCCTCATCGGCCACGAGCGCAGCAGCGGCAACGCGGTCTCCGACGACAAGGCGTCCCTCATCGGGAAGGCGATGAACGCCATCCTGGGCGACATCGCGGCCGTGATCAACATGAAGGCCGTCCCGCTCACCTACCGAATGAACGGCTGGGACACGAAGGCGATGTCCAAGTTCGTCCCGGGTGACGTGGAGGAGACCGACCTGAAGAACCTCGGCGTGTACCTCCGCAACCTGGCCGTGAGCGGCGTGATCACTCCGGACCCGGGCCTCGAGGCGGCCGTGCGCGCGAAGGCCCGCCTGCCGCAGATCGATCCGGCCTACCAGCTCGGCCCCGGTGAGACGCTGGGGGGTGGAGCTGCAGGCAACGGCGATCCGAACGAGGAAGACGCCGGAGGTCAGCCCAAGAAGCCCACGCCGAAGAAGCCGAAGAAGGGCCTCTTCGAAGAGCGATTCGGAAAGAAGGCAGCATGAGTGGCGTCCAGGTACCGCCGGATTCCACCGGCAAGATCGTCAAGGCGGATCCGGTCAGCGGTGAGCACGTCCAGTTCGTGAAGCTGGACCTCGGTGCTCCCGGGGCCCATTCGCCCACGTCGGGCTCGATCCCCGTCACGCCGAAGCAGGCCTCCACGTCCACCATCTACAAGACCAACGCGAGCACCGGCACTGTGCCGCTTCTGGCGGCCAACTCCGCGCGCCTCAGCGCCATCATCCTCAACGATTCCGACGCCGTGCTGATGGTCAAGGAGGGCGCTACCGCCGGAGCTGACGACTTCTCGCACTACGTCCAGCCGCACACCTCGATCCAGATCATCGGCTACACCGGCCAGCTCGACGGGATCTGGGAGTCCGCCACGGGGAAGGCCCGTAGCACGGAGCGTACATGAAGAAGATCCTTCTCGCCCTCCTCCTGCTGGCGTCCCCCCTCGCGGCGCAGGAGCCCGCTACCTTCAAGCGCGGCACCACCGCTCTCGGCGGGGACTTCGGCAAGATGGTCCTCTGTCTGCGCTCGGATGCCGGCGGAGCGCTGAACGCGAACGGAACCTACTCGCCGCTGTCCTGCGACAGCAACGGCGCCCTCCGCACGTCCGTGGTCGGATCCGTGGCGGTCACCGGCACCTTCTGGCAGGCCACCCAGCCCGTCAGCGGCACCGTCACCACTTCTCCGCCCTCCAACGCTTCGACGAACATCACCCAGCTGGGCGGGACGTCGATCGACACGAACTCGGGCAACAAGTCGGCGGGCACGCAGCGCTTCGTCCTGGCCACCGACCAGCCCAACCTGACGACTCCCTTCAACGTGAACTGCGTCAGCGGCTGCACCGCTGGCGGCAGCTTCGCGGACTCGTCGGCCTTCACCTTCGGCACGAGCGCGATCGGCAATACCGGCTTCGTCGTCGACGACACGGCCACCAACACCGTGGCCGAGAACTCGGCCGGTGCGGGCCGGATGTCCACGAACCGCATCCCGTACTTCAGCCTCCACACCGATGCTGGCACAGCCGTGCCGTTCCCGGCCGCGCTCGGGGCCAACGGCGGCCTGAAGATCGAGGGTGTCGCCTCCGGCACGGTGGTCCCTATCTCCGGGACGATCACGGCGAACGCCGGGACCAACCTGAACACGTCGGCCCTGGCGCTCGACACCACGCTGACGGCTCGCTTCCCCACGGGCGCGAACCCGGCCGACAACGAGAGCAACACCTCGAGCCAGTCCCGCATCGGTGTCTACAATTTCGTCTACGACGGGGCTACATGGGATCGATGGACCGGTGGCGTCACACAGTCCGGCACCTGGAACATCAACAACGTCTCCGGAACCGTCAGCCTGCCGACAGGAGCGTCCACCCTCGCTGAGCAGCAGACGCAGACGACCGCCCTCCAGCTGATCGACAACCTGCCCGTCACGCAGGGCTCGACCACGAGCGGGCAGTCCGGAGTTCTCACTCAGGGCGCCGTCACCACATCCGCCCCGACGTACACCAACGGCCAGACGAGCCCGTACTCGCTGACGACAGCCGGCGCGATTCGAGTGGACGGCTCCGGCGTGACCCAGCCGGTGAGCGGCACCGTCACGACCACCCCTCCGTCCAACGCGTCGACCAACATCACGCAGTTCGGCGGGACGAACGTCTCGACGGGAACCGGCGCCTCCGGCGCGGGCATCCCGCGCGTGACCATCTCCAATGACTCGAGCCTCGCGGCGAACCAGTCCGTGAATGTGGCCCAGGTCGGAGGGACGAACACCGTCTCGGGCGGTGTGGCCGGATCGCAGGGTGTCGGAGGCCTCGCGGCTTCCGGTGCCTCGAAGGCCGGAAACCCCGTCCAGACCGGCGGCGTCTTCAACACGACTCAGCCGACCGTCACGACCGGCCAGGCCGTCGAGAACCAGTCCACCGCTCGTGGAGCCGAGATCGTCGCGCCGGGCGTCGAGGGGTTCCTGAACCAGCCTCAGGGCGCGGTCACCACCGCCCCCCCGTCCTATACCAACGGCACCAACGCCCAGGTCTCGCTGGACGCGAACGGCAACACCCGCGTTGCCTCGGGTTGGCCCATCGCCAACTCGATCACCTGGAGCGTGGAGAGCACGCAGCGGTTCCGCATCAAGGCGTGGAACTCCTGGCCGCAGGCGGAGCAGGTCAACACGCAGAGCTACGTCGGATCCGTTGCTGGGCCCGAGAACTTCCAGGCCAAGGTGGTCATCCAGGGCTGGCGGCAGAGCAATCCGAACGTCCTGGTGACGGCGACCAAGATCATCACGATGGACAACGACCGTGGTGCCGCCGGCTTCGTCTCGGCGGGCCTGCTCTCGCTTCCCTTCCAGGGAACAGAGAAGAGCGACAGCACCGCATCCGCGACGATGAACACGAAGACGATCACTTCGGGCTCATGCACCATCGCCAACCCGACCGTCTGCCAGACCACAGCCAACCACAACTTCACGACGGGCGACCTGATCAACATCTCGGGCGCCAGCGGATTCACTCCTGCCGTGGGATCGGCCGGGTTCCCCGCTCTGCAGTACGTGACCGTCACCGACGTGAACCACTTCTCGATCCCGGTCAACCTGTCCGCCTGCTCGTCCTGCACCGCCACCCTGAACACGTCGAGGACGCTGGTCGTCTCGACTGGCGGTTTCTTCAACGCCGACGACGTCGGGAAGAACATCACGCTGAGCGTGGGCGGAACCCTCTGCAACGCCTCGGACGTGCTCAGCGATCGGTGTCAGGGGCCGAAGTTCCCGATCCAGAGCGCGACCGTCACCTACCAGGGCACGATCATCGGCTTCACCGACGCGACCCACGTCACCGTGAAGCCGTCGATGACCGTGAACCCCGGCGGTTCGGCCACGGTTCGTGTGGATCCCGAGCTGCTCGGCGACGCGGACGGCCAGCCTCTCGGGAAGTTCATCATCTCCGCCGTCGACATGAACTACTGGCAGGGCACCCCGAAGTCGGGGCAGTCCCTGTTCGAGGCTGAGATCAACTCCGGGTCGAACATCATCCACCAGGGGTTCAGCCTCTGGGGCAAGTGCTACCTGGAGCCGAGCGGGCACCTGAGCTGGCCATTCGGTCGTTGCGCGAATGGCGGTGGGGGACAGCTCGAGACCGAGGGCTTCACGCGTGCGATGCCCCTCACCGCGACCGCCGTTGGCGCTGGCGCCGAGTTCTCGTACACCGTGCCGCCCAAGGCCCACTGGAGGGTCAACTGGCTCCGCGCGACGTTCGTCGCGGCCAACACGACCTTCACGCGCGCGCCCGCCATCGTGATCGACGACGGCGTGAACGTGATCCATGCGCTCCCCGTGATCCTTCCGGTCACACAGAACCAGTCCATCGGAGTCAACGCGGGGCCCACGGAGAGCGCCCGCGCGCAGCTCGGCATCTCCGGAAACATCACCTACTTCTTCGAGCTTCCCGCTGGCCTGGAGCTGACGGCCGGAGCCCGAATCCGTAGCAGCACTACGAACATCCAGGCGACGGACCAGTGGACCGCCACCCTCGGCGTCAACGAGAAGATCGAGGAGTAAAGATGAAGAAGTTCCTGCGCGCGCTGACCCTGGCGCTCCCGCTATTCGCCTCCCCGGCCTTCGCCCAGGTGGGCGAGCTGCAGACGTCGCTCTCTTCCGTCGCCTGGACCAGCGCGACCAGCGTGGACTCGACACTGGAGATCCCGACCCTCAATCTCTGTACGGTCACGGTCACGCTCATCACGACCTCGACGATGACCGCCGGGTCGATCAACTTCGAGTTCTCCAAGGACGCCACGACATTCATGCCGATGCATGCCGTCCGCATGCTCGGCCAGAACTCCGAGGCGGTCTACTCTCTCGCGACCCCGCCCGAGAATCGCGGCTGGCAGGCGAACGTCTGCGCCACGCGTGCGTTCCGTGTCCGGCTCAACCCCGCGATCACGGGCAGCGGCACGGCGACGATCTCCATCGCTGCCTCGTCTGGCTCGTCGAACGGTCTGGTGACGGTCACGCAGGCCAACCCCGCTCTCCTGAATACCACTACGACTCCTGCGGTCGGCGGTAACGGAGTCGTCAGCTCCACGACCGAGCGCGTGGTCCTCGCGCAGGGAGCGACCTATTCGGCCGCAACCACGGCGAAGACGGCCACGACCAGCGGCACCGGTCCCTTCTTCTCGATCTGCGGGTCGGCGACGAAGACGATCCGCATCCAGCAGATCTACATCTCCGGCACGATCGCCACCACCGCCGTCTATGGAGACGTGCAGCTGAGGGTGTCGAGCACCGCCACGTCCGCCGGAACTTCCACGACACTCACTCAGGTGCCGCACGATTCTACTAGTGCGGCCGGAACGGCCACCAACGTGAAGTTCTACACCGCGCTCGGTACGGGTGGGACGCTCGTCGGCAACATCGCGTCGATGATGTCGTTCTTCCCCGTCACAGGCACGGCGGCGAACATGCCCGCCCCGCTGGAGTTCAAGTGGCGCGACACGGACTCGCAGTCTCCGGTCCTCCGTGGCACCGGTCAGTGCATCGAGGCCGGATTCGGCACGGCGCCTGGCACCGCCCCGACCCTCCAGGTCTCGGTGAAGTGGACCGAGGAGTAGCTTGCTCTCTCTCTGGTTCGCATTCTGGAATTGGGCGACCGGCAGCGCTTCGCCCCTAGGGCGAGGGGTGAAGACGATCCTCTCGATCACGGGAGTGCGAACCACCACCTCCATCTCGCCCAGGACCATCTTCGCCCTCTCCGGTCGTCGCACCGTCGTCAGTCTGTAGGAGCCCCCCGTGGCAGAGAACATCGTCCTGGGCCAGACCGCACCGATCGACCATCAGCTGCTCTTCAACGGCGTTGCCGTCGACCTGACCGGCCGAACCGTCGAGGTTGTCCTCCGTCGTGGTTCCACGACCGCAGACACGGCCGGAGACGTGAGCATCATCGACAATCCGACCGGCAAGGTCCGCTTCACGCCTGACGCCACCGATCTCCTGGTCGGGGTCTACATGGCCAGGTGGAAGGTCACGTCCGGAGCGGAGATCGCCTTCTTCCCCGATGGCGAGGGAGATCCCTGGACAGTGAGGCTGTGACCCCCGACCGAATGGCCCTCGAGTCCGACCTGGTCTCCGAGCTGGGCGGACTCTTCGACGACATCGACTCCGGGACGGACATGGAGGCGCTGCGTGAGGCCATCGAGAACGGCGACCTCAACGGCATCGAGCGGGCCCTCAACATCTCCGACGACGACGACACCCTCGAGGAACTGACGGCCCTCTTCGCCGGCAGCGCTCTCGGGGCCTTCGACGCCGCAGCCGAGGAGGAGCTGGACATCTACAACCCTGCCTCCTCCGGCATCCGCGAGATCGTCTCGGGGATCGCCACCACGGCAGCGGTCGCAGCTCTCTCCCAGGCTCGCCAGACGATGCACGGCATTCTGCAGCGCGGTCTGCAGGACGGCCTGACGTCCGACGAGCTGGCCCATCGCCTGCACGACGAGATGTGGATCCTCGACCGTCACGCAGCAGCGATGGAGGCCCGGCGCCAGAGCATGGAAGAGGCGGGCTCGAGCGATACGGCCATCGAGCGGGCAGCCCAGGCGTCTCTCGCCGGCTACCTTCTCTATAGGATCACGCTCGTCGCTGCCACCCTCATCACCGAGGCGATCAGAAGCGCGCGCGAGTGGGCCTGGGGGATCCTCTCCGGGAGCGGAGACATCGACCCCAACAGGACCGGCAAGAAGTGGAAGACCGCGCAGGACGAGAAGGTCTGCCCCATCTGCGAGCCCATGGACGGAGTGGTGGTGCCGCTGTTCGAGCCGTTCGAGGTTCCCGGCCCCCCGGCCCACCCCATTTGCCGCTGCGACATCGAACTGGTCGACCTGGAGTAGATGATGACCCGCGACGAACTGCTCGACAGCATCCGTGCCCGTGCCGGGGAGTACCTCGACAAGCTGACCACCGCCGGGTTGCCAGGAAGTGTAATCGTGGCTATCCACAGGGACTCGAGCGGGGTCAAGAAGGTGAACGTCTCCGTCGAGGAGTCTTGGCACGTGAAGGATTACGTCTGAAACACCGATCCCGTTAGCACAAAGCCCAGCCCTCCCAGGTCCGCACGATCAGTAGAAAATGCGTCTACAGGGGGTTGACAAGCGAATCCTCCGGGTGTATCTTGTGGCTACATGGAGGTGGGAATGAGGATCAGGGGCGTGCTGGTCTCGAGTGAGCACCGACGGGCCTTCCGGGAGTGTCTCATCGCCAACGAGATCGCCATGGATCTCCACAGGGAGCAGGGCAACCTCCTGACGGTCATCGACTTCCTCTTCGACGAGAACGACCGTCTTCGCGCAGAGCGGGCCGAGGTCTCCGGGTACGCCCAGGAGGCTTGCGCCGCCCTCGCCCGCGTCTACGACGAGGCGGCGAAGGGGCTGGGGAAGGTCGAGGAGTCCGACGAGGTCGTCGAGGCCGAGGTCATCGAGCCCTGCTCCTGCGGCGGCCTCTGCAGCCCTCGCGTCTAATGAGAGACCCCGCGAAGTCCGCCACCTTGCTCCTGGTGGCTCTCGTTGTCGCCCTCGGCGCCTACTCCTGGTACCTGCTGATCTCGGCCGTCGAGATCATCCTGCGCCTCTTCTTTTTCGGGTGGGCCTGATGACCGACGACTACATCCCGCCCGAGTACCAGACCCCGCAGACCGCTCTTCTGGCGGCCCCCGTCACGGCCATCGTGTTCGCCGTGATCCTCGGGGCCGCGTACCTCCTGCACTACTTCTTCCCGACGCTCTTCGTGCTCCGATGATGCGAGACCCCGGTCCTCGTACGCATAGGGGCCGCATTCGCAAAGAGGCACTGCTCGAGGCCGCAAGGGCGGTGTGCCAGGGCTGCCGCTACCCCAACGACCCACCCTTTTGTCCAGACCATAGATCACCAGGCCCCGACGACTGGTGGCACGAGAACCACATTCGCTGCTCCGCCGGCCGAATCCTCGATCTCATCTACTCCTAGGAGGCTCATGATGCTGTTGGCGTTGCTGCTCCAGATCTCGCTCTGCCAGAACCGCGTGACCGACAAGGTGGCGCGCCCGATGCAGTCCTTTGTCGTCGACGCCGCCACGTTCCAGAACATCACCGCGAACCCCGTTCCGGGGCAGCCATTCATCGACCCGTCGTTCGGCACGGTCATCACCCGGATCACGGATGCCTCCGGGGCGGACGGAAGCCAGGCCGTCATCAAGACGATGTACTCCACGATGCAGGCCTGGAACGCCGACGAGTCGCGCGCGATCCTGTGGAACAGGAAGGACGGGCACGTCCTCTACAACGGTGAGGAGCCCTACCAGAAGATCGGACTGCTGAACCCCTTTCACCCCACGGACATCGAGCAGCTCTTGTGGGATCCGGTGGATCCGAACGTGCTCTACTACCCGACCAACTACAACGCGAGCCCGTGGCTCATCAAGCAGACCCTGGACCCGAACGAGTCTCGCGTAATCCACGACTTCGGGACTCCACCGACGAACTGTCCGGGCGGTGATTGGGGCAAGCTACTGAAGCTCGGCTCGGACCCGCAGTGGATGGGATACGGCCCGCGCAAGATCGTCGGGCTCCAGTGCGGCAGTCTGAAGTTCCTCTACTCCATCACCGAGGATGCCGTTCTGGTCTCGGGCTCGGCGGACACCCCGAACGCCCCCATCGTCGGGCCGTCCGATACGTTGACGTTCTTCGAGGGCTACGTGTTCGACGTCGGCTTCCGCTTCCTTCGCAGCCTCGGCATGGTGAATCCTGGCGAGCACTCCTCGATGGGAAGGGACGCTGTCGGTCACGACCGCTGGAACGCGGTGGTCTTCGACGGCCCCACCTACACGACCGGGTCGCTCGTCTCCTGGGATCTGACCACCGGAGTTCCGAAGATCGTCGTCGGCCCGGAGACAGGCTGGCCCCCTCCGGGTTCGGCAACCCATCTCTCCGCCATCGCGCGTCAGGCCCCGGGCTGGGTCGCCGTCGGCACGGTGGGTGGCATCCCGTGGGGTCAGGGTGTTCTCCAGAACGAGATCATCCTCGGCAACGTGGATACCGGCGAGGTCTGCCGGCTCGCGCACGCGCGCACGAAGGCCGGCACGGACTGCGGTCCGGCAGGAGACCAGTGCAAGTGGGGCTATTGGGGGGAGACGCACCCCGTCATCTCTCCCAAGGGCACGCGCATCCTCTACTCGTCCGACTGGGGCGGGTCGGATTCGGTGAACACGTACGTCATCGACCTCCGCAAGCCTCGGGTCCGCGCCACGATCGGTATGGACTGCTCTCTGGTCACGCTCTCTCCGCTGCAGGTGGCGGATTGCACAGTGACCAGCTTCGTTCCGAAGCGGTGACTAGGCTCGAGGAGATCGAAGACCTCCTAGCGAAAGCCGAGGCCCAGCCTGACCTGGCCGAGTACTACGTCGGGCGGTGCCAGGGGAAGATCATCATGGCCGACACGGAAGACCGCGAGCCGCTGATCCAGGCAGTCGAGGCCGCAGGGCACAAGATCACGCACTACCTCCTCCGTCCGCAGCCGAAGCAGATGAGGTTGGCGCCGAAGAAGCGCAGAAAGAAGGCGGCGTGAGGGACGAGTCGGGGTGGCTGATCGAGCTGAACGGCGGCCCGACGCGATACTGGTTTCCTGGCGGGTGGACAGAGAATCCCGACCTTGCTCTTCGCTTTGCCCGCAAGGAGGATGGAGATGCCGTCGTCCGATGGGCTGGGCTTCGCCTGACCTCGGTCCGTGAGCACCTATGGATCGCCTCGCTCCCGCGCCACGAACGGGCACCAGCATGAGCAAGAAGCTCCTCTTCAGCGTCTCCATCGCCGACATGGAGATCCAGACCTTCACGGCCGGCGGGAAGGGTGGCCAGCGCCAGAACCGCAAAGAGACCGGCGTGCGCCTGATCCATCCTCCGAGTGGGGCCCGTGGCGAAGCCCGCGACAGCCGGAACCAGCTGGAGAACAAGCGGGCCGCGTTTGCACGGCTCGTTGGCAGTAGGGAATTCACGGCGTGGCATAGGCTCGAGACCGCGAAGCGCCTCGGGCTGATCGAAGATCTCGACAAGAGGGTTGAGGCGATGCTCTCCATCGCCCCGGACATCAAGATCGAGGTCAGGACCAAGGATGGCTGGACCGACCAGACGACTCCATGTGGGTGTTTGTACTGGCCTGGTTGCGCGTGCCCATGAAGCTCTACCGCATCGAGAACCCGGACGGCTTGTATTCGACCGGAGGCATGAGTCCTCGCTGGACGAAGCAAGGCAAGATCTGGAGGGGTGGCGCCCTGAAGCTGCACCTCAGGATGTTCACCGGCCGTTACCCCAACGACCCATACGTCACGAAGTGGCCGTACGACGGATGCTTCGTGGAGGAGTTGGTGCTCACTCCGGTCGGTTCCTGGAATCTCTTTCAGGACCAGCGCGCCCTGAGGCTCTCGTGATTCGCGTCTGGTCCGACACCCACTTCAACCATCGTGGGATCCTCGAGCACTGCAAGGCCTCGCGGCCCTACGCCGACATCTTCGAGATGAACGCTGACCTGGTTCGTCGGTGGAACTCTACGGTGGAGGTTGGGGACGACGTCTACCTCTTGGGAGACTTCGGCTTCTCGGTTGGTTCCGGCGACCCACTCAAGACAATCTTCTCGTGGCTCAATGGCCGCAAGCATCTCGTCATCGGAAACCACGACGAGCGGAATCCGAAGGTGCTGAAGCTGCCGTGGGTCTCGAAGCAGGATCTCGTTACCCTGCGCGAGAACGGGGGCAAGGCAGTCGCCTGCCACTATCCCCTGGAGACGTGGAAGGGCGCCCACAAGGGCTACCTCATGCTCCACGGTCACAGTCACGGCTCGCTGAAGCGCGTCATCCCGCACCGATTCGACGTGGGAGCTGACGTGCGTCGGGCGCCAGTCTCGTTGGCCGCCCTCTTCCTCGAGGCCCAGGCGCAGCCGTATCAGCCGCAGGACCACCACGGAGATCTGTGAGCGACCGCTTCATCCGGTGGCCCGACGTGCAGGAACTCGTGGGGTTCTCCAGAAGGACAGCCACCAGGCTGATCTCGGACGGGCTATTTCCGCCTCCGAGGCGCGTGCGATCCATGAGCCTTTGGGTGGAGCGCGAGGTTCGCCTTTGGGTCGAGACCCGCGTTCAGGTGGGCCTCGAGGCGCTGTAGGGCCGACCTCTTCTCCGGGAAGAGGCCCCACAGGTCGTACCGCCGGGACAGAGGCGTTCCGGTGCGGTGCATCAGGATCGCGTCCTTCACGTTCGGCTGAATCCCCAGCTTCGACAGCGTCGTCCCAACCCACAGGCGGAAGTCGTGGACGTGCCAGTCGTCCACGCCGCACCACGCCTGCACCCTCTCCACTGCCTTCTGTGGGGTGAAGCGCATCTCTCCCGTGGATGGGTTCGCGAAGACGTGCTGGAACATCCCCGTGGCCTCTCGCTGCAGCTGGAGGGCCCGCCACAGCGTCTCGACCAGCGGCACGGCCGTGGCCCGGATCTGCCCGGCCTTCCCCTTGACGGCTCCGCTGGGAACCAGCAGCGCTCGCTCCTTCTCGTCGACCCAGGACCACTCCGACCTGAGCACCGTCCCCCGTCGCATCCCGGTGTAGACGAGCATGGGCCAGAACGCCCGCCACTCCATCCGGTCCCGTCCTCCTGCCGTCAGGATGGCTTGCACCTCCGTGTCGGTGAGGAGGCGCTCCCTCGGGGGCTCGGCCAGAGCCTCCATCCCGGCGAACACGGGGGCAGGCTCTACCATGTCCCTCCCGGCCGCCCAATTGTAGATGCGCCTCACCACCACGAGCGTCTTGTTGCGTGAGTAGGTCGACCTCGCGGCAATCCGATCGAGCATCTCGCGGATCTCGGCGCGGAAGGCCTTATAGGCTGACGTGTCGCTCTTCCCGATGACGGGGACGATCTCGCCGTCGATGATGCGCCTCCACTCACGTTGCGTCGATGCCGCTAGTGTCGGAAGGGCGATCTCCTCGAAGCTGCGGCAGAGCGCCCCGAAGGAGCTTGAGACCTCGGCGGTCTCCGCCACCGAGGAGTCGATGGCGGTCTTGCGTGCCGCGTCCCTGGCCACCGCCACCGGCATCGCCGGCCAGGTGCCGATTGACACCCGCCTCCTCTTCCCGGTAACGTACATCCGGACCATCCAGGTCTTCGTGCCGCCGGCAGACACGCGGAGGAAGAGGTCGTTCATGACGGTGTCCCACAGCTCGAGCTGCTTCACGCCGGCAGGGTGGCGGAAGGTCTCGACCATCTTGTCGGAGAGGCGCGCCTTCACGGCGCCAGCTTCGCACGACGTCTCTGTAGTGTCAACGGCGGAATCGAGTGTCAGCTGGTCCGTGGAGTGTCGGAGCCGGGCCGTCCTGCCACGAGTGCGTCGGATGCCATCCTCATCGAGCCTCGTGGTTGGCGGGATTCTCGTAGAGGGCGCTTAACTCAGCGGTAGAGTGCCACCTTCACACGGTGGAAGTCTCGCAACGCCGACGTGGTCGAATCATCCCTAGTGTCTGTTGCGTGTCACGCCAGGAGGATCCATGAAGCAGAGAAAGCTGGCCAAGCCGCGCCTGAACCGTACCCTCTCGTCGATGACCCTGAAGGAGTTGAGGCCTCTTCGGATCATTCGGATACGATGCGCGCATACAGCTCGTGCGACGTCGTCGGTCTAGGGTGAAATAGGTAGGCGCTTCCTGCACGCCTTGTCAGGAATTCTCTTGACACCGCGTCGTACCCTGGTAGATTGGTAGCCATGCGAGTAGATCAGGCGTCAGCCCTCCTGCTCGCGACGTTCCATCCCGACGTTCCCATTCAACGCTTCTCGAAGGGCGCTCGAGGTGACTAGACCTCCCACCAGCCAAGGTTCCTTGGATTGGGTTTTCTATAGCGGAGGTCCGCATGGGTTCAGACGGAGCGCGGAAACCGGCCGCGATCTGCCCGGTCACTGGTGCCAGGATACGCGAGAAGCTCGGGGCTTCGTTGTGCTCCGGACTCGCCATCGAGGAGGAGCCGTGCTACAGAGGGTGCAATGTGAGTGAGGCGTCGTGGTGGGTCTACGAAGGTAGACAGATAGCCGACCAGTAGTTCGTGGGGGCCATCCTCGGGCCCCTTTCTTCTTTTGGGCATCAACGCATTATAGACTGCTTGACAACTGACTGTCAGGTGCGTATCATCTACCCTGGAGGTTGGAATGGAGCGAGCTGCGGACCTGTTCTTCAGGGGTGTGGTGGCTGGTGTCTTGTCGATGGTGGCCCTCACCATCTTCGCGCTTGTGATCAAGGCGTGCGCCTACGCCTGGATCCACATCATCCTGTGAGCCCCAACGCCGGCCCGGGGGAGAAGAAGTACCCGGACAAGGTGCTCGACGAGGTGGTGATTCACGAGGAGGCGAAGGAGCTTGTGCGTGACCTCTGGAACGAGGCCCGCCCGGAGCGGATGTACGCCATCGCACAGATCTACCTGGACAACGCGCACGGAAACGCGTACTGCTGAGGGGATGATGACCGATTTCGCCAAGACGTTTCCGGATCTGACGCCGGCCGAGATCTCGCGGCTGATCCCCGTCGAGCCGGTGATGGTCTGCTACCGTGGTTCGCACTCCCACGGCACCTACCTTCCGCCGGAGGATCTGAGCGGTGTCGACGACGTGGATATCCTCACCGCCTACGTCCCGGCCATCGAGTCCTACTTCGGGACCGAGGGCCAGACGTGGAGGGGCCACGACGCTTTCATCGGGCGGTGGGACAGCGTGTCGTACGAGCTGCGCCACTTCGCGAAGCTCCTGTCGATGGCCAATCCGAACGTCCTGTCCACGCTCTGGCTCAAGCCGGAGCACTACATCCACCTGGGCCCCATCGGAGAGGCGCTGATCGCGAATCGTGACCTCTTCTCCTCGCGGCTGGCGCACAAGAGCTTCGGCGGGTACGCCTACTCACAGCTGAAGCGCATGACGGCCTGGAAGGACCAGGTCAGCGCTGGCTGTCACTGCAAGGGCACGTTCCACGCGGAGGACTGTGCGCTCAAGGCCGATAAGGGGCGTGGATCGTCCAAGCTCTACGCCACCGGGTTCATGGGCGCCAAGCGAAAGGCCCTTGTGGAGAAGCACGGCTACGACACGAAGAATGCGGCTCACCTCCTGAGGCTGCTGCGGATGGGGGCGGAGTTTCTCGCGAGCGGTAAGCTGAATGTCTGGCGCGAGGACGCGAGCTTCCTCATCAAGGTGAAGCGTGGAGAATACACCCTGGAGCAGGTGAGTGCCTGGGCCGAGGACGAATACGCGTTCCTCGACGAGCAGCTCAAGTCTTCGCCGCTTCCGGAGAAGCCCAACTTCGCCCTGATCGAGCGGCTCATCACGGACCTTCTCTGCCTGCATCACAATGCGGGTGTCTCCACTCGGGCCCGGGTCGCGCAGAACGTGATCTGGACGCCACAGGTCAAGGATTGGCGGCGCCTCGTCCCGACGACGCTCGACAAGCCGCAATTCATCTCGCGGGCCACCGACCACAATCCGTAGGGTGTAGAATCGTAGGTGAACCTTCCATCGCGTAGCCTCCTCGAACGCGGCGCGCGCGTGCTCAACCGGTGGGGTCAGTAGCTTCCTCTCGCCCCGTCCTTCGCCCCGGTCGAGTACAAAGGGCCGGCCCGAAATGGCCGGCCCCTCACTTTTTTTGGGTCTCAAGTTGTGGGCCATCCCGCCTACACAACCTGTGGTAGATTCATAGTAGACCCGGATCGACTTCGGTCGGTCCATTCAGACCGCTAGGGACCGTCACACAGACGCCCGGCGAGGTAGCGCAGCACCCGGCAAAGGTGCCAGCGAGATCTCCCGGGCGTTTTGCTTTTTAGGGGCTCATGGACGTTCGAATCGCCGTCCAGATCAGCAAGGCCGACGCGAAGAAGCGTCTGGTGTTCGGCTGGGCCAATGTATCGGTCACGAAGGATGGCGAGGAGATCACGGATCTCCACGGCGACATCATCCCGCCGGACGTCCTCGAGAAGGCCGCCTACAACTACGTGATCCGCCACCGCGAGGCTGGCCTGGAGCACGAGGTGATGGGCGTTGCGGACCTCGCCGAGTCCGCCTTCATCGACCCCGACAAGCTGAAGGCGATGGGCATCAAGGACACCGCGTACGAGGGCCAGGGCTGGTGGATTGGCTTCCGCGTGAATGACCCGGATGTCTGGGCCGCTGTCGAGAAGGGCGACCTTCCGATGTTCAGCATCGGTGGCGTCGGTCACTACGTGGACGTGGAGGAGTAGGTGGCCAAGCGAAAGTTCGTGGACCTCGAGGTCGAGGAAGTCTCCCTCGTGGCAGCCGGTGCGAACAAGCACGACAAGAAGAACGGAGCCTACGTCCGAATGATCAAGGCCGACGGTCGCATCAACGTCGTCGAGAAGGCGTCAGGCGCGACCTGTCGCATCTGCGCCACCGGGGTTGCCGACTCCGACAAGTACTGCCGTGGTTGCGGCGCTCCCTTCTACAAGACCGAGGAGAAGAACATGACCGATCAGGAGAAGGCCGCTCAGGCCGCCGAGGCCGAGAAGGCCGCTTCCGACAAGGCAGCCGCCGAGAAGGCCGAGGCCGACAAGGTCGCCGCCGAGAAGGCAGCGACGGAGAAGGCTGCAGCCGACAAGGCCCAGGCCGACGCAGCGGACGCCGAGAAGGCCGCCGAGGCGAAGAAGGCCGCCGAGCAGACCGACCTCCAGAAGGCACAGACCGAGCTGCAGAAGTCGCAGGCCAAGGTCGCCGAGCTGGAGAAGGCCGCGAAGATCCGGACCAAGAAGGACCACGTCGCTTCCGTGATGAAGGCGATCCCCGGGAAGCAGGACGAGCTGGCCGAGAAGCTGGTCGCCCTGGACATCCTGGACGGCGACATCGCGAAGTTCGTGGAGGGCGTGCTGACGCAGGCGAGCGCCCTGATCGAGAAGGGCGGGCTCGCACAGAACGCCGATCCGACCGTCCCCACCGTCGACGCGGGCGTGCTCGCGAAGGTCGACAAGCTCGTGGCCAAGAAGCTCGAGGGCGTTTCCAAGCCCAGCAAGGCGCAGAAGGCCAAGGCCGAGGCGGCGGTGTGGCAGGAGAACCCCGACCTCTACGCAGAGTACCTGAAGTCTCAGGCCCAGGCCTAACGGCCAGCCTCAAGGAGAGAAAGTCACATGGCAACTTACGAGAGCGTCGAGGGCTGCATCACTCTGGAGGCCTCGGCCGACCTGAGCACCAAGCAGTTCTTCTTCGTCAAGATCGACACCAACGCGCAGATCGCGGTCGCCGCGCTCGGCGACTTCGCGGTGGGTGTGCTGTACGACAACCCCAGCGCGCAGGGCAAGGTCGGCATGGTGGCCCCGCTGGGTGGTCGCAAGACTCGCGTCATCGCGGGCACGACCATCACCAAGGGCGACTTCATCAAGTCCGACGCGAACGGCAAGGCCGGCGTGGCCGTGAAGGCCAACGGCGCGGGCATCACCGGCTCCAACGTTCTCGGCATCGCGCTCGAGAGCGCGGCGGCGAACGAGATCTTCACGATGCTCGGCTTCGCAGCGGGCGCCGTTCCCACGACCCTGGCGTAGACGCATCCTAGCCAGATCGTCTACCACACACACACGAATTACGGAGGGTCAGTAAGACCATGAAGCCGACTCAGAGTGACGTCCACGTCAACCGGCCGCTGAGCAACATCCTCGTCGCGTTCTTCCAGGACGCGGGGAACGCCATCGCGACCAGCGCCTTCCCCAACGTCCCCGTCGAGCACAAGACGGACGTCTACTACAAGTGGAAGCGCGACGACTTCTTCCGCATCGAGGTCAAGGAGCGCGCACCCGGAACCCCGGCCGAGCAGGGCGGATTCGACCTGCAGACCGACTCGTTCGAGGCGAAGGAGTACGCCATCGCCAAGGACATCCCGGACGCGATCCGCGACAACGCCGACACCGAGCTGAACCTCGACGAGGCGGCCACCCGCTACATCGGGCACCAGCTGCTCCTGAAGCGGGAGCAGATCTTCAACACGTCCTTCATCAAGACGGGCGTGTGGACCGGTTCGGGCGGAACCAACGGCGGAGCCGACGGCAACGACCTGACCGGAACCTCGGCGGGCGCGGGCTCCAACGAGTTCAAGCAGTGGGACCAGGCGTCCAGCACCCCCATCGAGGACATCCGCAAGCAGATCATCGCGGTGCAGGAGAAGACCGGCTACAAGCCCAACAAGCTGATCGTCGGGCCCAAGGTCTGGCTCAAGCTGCAGGACCACGCCGAGCTGCTGGACCGCATCAAGTACACGCAGAAGGGCGTCGTGACCGCCGACCTCCTGACCTCGCTGCTGGGCCTGGACCAGATCCTCGTGGGATCGCTCGTCCAGAACACGGCGAAGCAGGGCGCGACGAGCGCGTTCTCCTTCATCCACGGCAAGTCCGCCGTGCTGCTGTACGCCCCCCCGGCGGCTTCGAAGTTCGAGCCCTCGGCAGGGTACACCTTCACCTGGACCGGTCGCTTCGGCGTCGGCCCGCTGGGTGAGCGCGTGAAGCGCTACTACGTCACCGAGACGGAGTCGTGGCGCATCGAGGGCCAGCAGGCCTACGCGATGAAGGTGGTCGCTCCCGAGCTGGGCGTCTTCTTCAACACGGCCGTCGCCTAACGGCGGCTGACAGTGGGGGGCCTTCGGGCCCCCCAACAAATTCCGCAGGAGAGCCAATGGATGACCTGATTGTGCTCGCGCGCAGCTTCGACCCCTCGCGCGATGAGCTGCACCCGCTCAAGCCGTTGCTGATCGGAACCAAGACCTACGAGCCAGGCGGCGGGCCCATTCCCAAGAGCGAGTTCACCGAGGAGCAGCTCCGTCAGCTGATCCGGGTGCGGCACGCCATCCCCGTCCAGTCCAAGAGCCAGAACAAGCGCATCAAGGTCCAGGCCAAGAAGGCTGCAGGCTTCCCCTGCCCGGACTGCGACAAGGGGCCGTTCAAGAGCAAGCTGAATCTCGGAGCGCATCGCCGGGTCCACAAGAAGAGGTAGTCGATGCCGTGGGGCAACGACCCGATCGGGAATCCGTCTGACGCTATCCGGGCCCTGGTCGGCGACACCGACGCTGCTAAGCCGAAGCTGACCGACGAGACGTACCTGCTGATCATCGCCAACGAGACGCGCATCTACGCACGCGCATCGATGGCTGCTCGAGCGCTCGCCGGGAAGTACGCCACGGAGATGACGAAGCGCGTCGGAGATCTCTGGCGCGAGGCGAAGGTGCTCTTCCAGCACTACTCCGACCTCGCCAAGGACTACCGGCACGAGTCGTCCAGGCGCGCCATTGCCAAGCCCTTCCTGGGTGGTAACGACGTGATCGACGTGGAGACGCGGCGCCAGGATACCGGAGTCGTTCAGCCCGAGTTCGAGATCGGGATGATGGACGCGACCCCTGTGGATCCGTCCCATCCGAACCCGCTGTGTAGGTGAGGCATGACGACACGAGAGACGGGCACCAAGCTGGTCGAGGGCCTGACGAACAACAAGCTGTTCGCGGGATTCGTCTTGCTGGTCATCACGCTGGCCATCGCAGGCTTCCGCTCGAGCGCGGCCACGGACGTTCGCGTCAACCAGGTCGAGCACGCGCAGACGCAGCTCGAGGTGAAGGTCGAGGCGCTCTCCCAGGTCAGGCAGGACATCTCGGCCATCAAGGCGAAGCAGGAGAGTACCGAGAAGTCACTTGACGAGGTGAAGTCCGACGTCAAGGAGCTGCTGCGTAGGGGCAAGTAGGTGGCGTTCGAGAGCGACTTCCTCGATATGTTCCCGCACACCATCAAGGTGGAGCGGTACAGCGGGGCAGACGCGTACGACAAGCCGACCTGGGATACGGCGAATCCGGTCAACAACGTTCCTTGCTACATCCGTGACGACGTCAAGGTCTGGAAGTGGGAGGACGGGACGGAGTCGCAGTCGAGGCGGACGATCTACACGGCCCTGAGCATCGGGAACAAGGATCGGATCACCCTTCCTGCCGGCTTCAAGCCTCAGGTGATGGTTCCGGTCTGGGTGGTTCGCCACGCTGACGAGGAGGGGCATCACCACTCGCAGGTGTACCTGTGAGCTTCCTGGGGTTGGATCTCGGGGGCAATGTCAGCCCGAAGTACGGTGCCGGTGCTGGTCCAGCGGCGATCGTTGAGCTGACCGGACTGGCAGAGGTGGTGGCCACCCTCGAGAAGATGGGCGCCACGGTTCGTCGCGCGACGGGCAACATCATGCGCGACGAGATGAAGGCGGTCGTGGAGCTGGCGCAGGAGCGCTACGTCCCGCGTGACACGGAGGCTCTGAAGGACTCCGGGTTCTGGCGAGGGCCGACGTTCCAGGGCGACACGATCGAGGCGCAGGCCGGATTCGGTCCGTCGCGTCGTGAGCGTGAGCGTCGGGGTGGGCACAGCGGGAGCGAGTATGCGATCCCGGTCCACGAAATCAACGCTCCGCACCAGTTCGGGGAATGGCGGTATCTGCAGAGCCCCTTCCTGGAGCGCATGGCCGACTTCGAGAACAGGGCGGGAGCGCTGCTCCTGGCCTGGGCTCAGACGATCGTGACCGACAAGGGTCTCGGGTCTCGCTACAACGAGATCGAGACGGCGTGGGAAGGGTACCTGGGGTAGATGCTGATCGACGACGTCGCGATCCATCTGGCGTCCTTTGGCGCCTACACGCAGGCGGGAGCGACCTACTCGATTCAGAGGGGCGTGCTGCCGGACGAGGTGGTCGAGTCGATCACCCTGCAGGAGATCCCGGCCGGCAAGGCGATCCGCGCCATGGGGCCCTCGCTGGGCGCTCCGATTCGTGAGCGAGCCGGGCTGAGGGTGACCGTGAGGGGTGCGCTGGGCGACTACCAGAACCCCCGCATTGTGGCCGAGCTGGTTCACACGCGGCTGGACGGACTGAACGCGACTCTCTCGGGGCGTCGGTACTGGATCCAGGCGCTGCACCCGCCGGTTCTCGACCAGCAGGACCGAAACGTTCGCTGGCGCCTGGTCGCGACGTACTACGTCGAGAAGGAGCGCGGGTGACGGTAGTCGAGTACCTCAGGCAGATCGAGCAGCTCGAGGCGCAGTGCGCCCTCCTGGCCGCCGGTCTCCGAGCCGTGAAGCTCAGCCTCGAGGAGGCGGCGAAGCCCGCCGAGGCACCACCGGAAGAGGGGCCCGACGGCGGGTGCCTGCACCCGGCTGGTGCGCGTGAGCCGGCCCCGGCAATGGGCAAGGCAAACCGCTTCCTGTGTCGTCGTTGTCGACAGGTGGTCGGCTAGGAGAAGAACGTGAGCAAGATCTACAAGCACACCGGAGTGAATCCGCTGGTCCTGGACCGGCGCGAGATTCTGCCCGGCACGGAGGAGTTCACGAGCGAGCAGCTCGAGAAGGACAACGTGCTGGAGACATTCCTGACCCAGATCGAGGCCATCCAGATCGTGGTGAAGAAGAAGCCCGCTCCGGTGCCGGCCGAGAAGAAGGAGTAGTCCGTGGCTGTCCAGGTTCTCCAGGACGCACTCATCCTCTACGGCCCGGTCAACGCCTCCGGCGACCAGAACCAGGTGAAGCTCGACCAGAAGATCGACATGCTGGAGAGCACCGTGTTCGGGCACACCGAGCACCGGTTCGTTCCCGGCCTGCGCTACCTGACGGTCGACGGATCGGGGTTCGCGCAGTTCGACGACTCGATCAACCCGAAGGCGATCGACTTCCAGCTCTTCAGCGACATCGGCGCGACGGAGCGAGCGTTCACCGTCGGGTTCGACAAGACGGACGGACAGGTGGCCTGGCTCGGCAAGTCCGTGTCCGCCGAGTACAGCCCCGAGCTGCCGGTCGCGGACCTGGCCAAGTTCGGCTTCAACATCAAGGCCAACAGGTTCACCAAGGGCAAGGTGGTCTACCCGCTCGCGCTTCGTTCCGGCGCGGGCCCGGGGACGGGCACCATCTACAACATGGGCGCCCTGTCGGCCACGCAGAAGATGCTGATCGCAGTCCACGTCGTGACCTTCACAGGCACGACGCTGACGATCAACGTCAAGAGCAACGACACGAACGACACCGTGTCCCCGACGGTGCGGGCATCGCAGGCCGGCATCGTGGGCACGGGAGCCTTCTACTTCGAGGTGGCGGGGCCGATCACCGACACCTTCTGGTACGTCGACTTCTCGTTCACCGGAACCAACTTCACCGCTGCCGTCTCGATCGGCATCAGGTAGACGAATCGTAGGCCGGTCATAGACCGGTCAAGGAGTAGAACATGGCGGTCCTCAACTTCAGCAACGCTTACTTCCTGGTCAACGCCGTCGACCTGTCCAACCACGTCGAGAGCATCAAGCTCTCGTACAAGGCGGACATGCTCGAGAAGACGGCGATGTCCATGACCGAGCACCAGTTCATGGCGGGCATCAAGGAGTGGGATCTCGAGGTCACCCTCTACCAGGACTACGGCGCGGGCTCCGTCGACCCCACGCTGAACGGCCTGGTCGGATCCGCCGCCGTGGCGTTCGAGGTTCGCCCCGACGCCGGAGCGGTGTCCGTGACCAACCCCAAGTGGACCGGCAGCGTCGTGTTCGAGGGCTACGAGCCCATCACCGGAGGGGTCGGCACGCTGCAGAAGGTGAACGCCAAGTTCCGCGCATCGTCCGCCCTGACGCGAGCCACGTCGTAAACGGATCCTAGTCGGATCCGCACCTCTTTGTCCTGACGTTCCTGCGGGACACGGGGGCGGTCGGAAGGGTCACCGGCCGCCCCCACCTATACCTCCATATCGGAGAAGGAGAAGAACTTGCCCGCCATCAGTGCCGCACGTCCGTCCACCAGCGTCACCATCGACAAGCCGCGTGAGCTTCGGTTCACCTGGTCCGCCGTCAATCGCTTCGAGGAGCATTACGGCAAGGCCATCGGCGAGGCCCTGCAGCAGAACGTGGGCGCGCGCCTCATCACCCACCTCGCGTGGGCCGCGCAGCTCCATCGCACGCCCGGCCTGACGATCGTCGAGGTCGAGCGCCAGCTCGATTCCTTCCTGAACCAGGAGGGTGACATCGACGACCTGGCCACCAAGATCATGAGCGTCCTCATCGAGTCCGGGGTCATCGGGAAGGCGAAGGCCGAGACCAAGAAGCCGGAAGAGGGCGCCGAGGGGGAAGCCCCAGCGGTCCCGGCCGAGATCATCCCGGAGCAGTAGCGGAGTGGACGTGGCCCGAGAGGGTCCAGGCCTCTTACGAGCTGGCCTTGGACATCTTGGGCCTCACTCCAGCTGAGTTCTGGGCCTCGACTCCGGCCGAGACCGCCAACCTTCTCATTGCACACCGACGTCGCGAGAACCGGCAGCTCAGGCAGCGTGCCTGGGAGCTGCATCTCCTCCTGATGCCTCACCTCCGTGAGGGCTCTCGTCTGACGGCCGCACAGCTCTTCCTGGACATGCCCGGATCGTTTCCGGAGCCAGGGGACATCGAGATCGTGACCGCGTCGGATCCCGCCGACAACGGACTCACGGAAGCACAGAAGAAGGAGCGGGAACGCCGCCGTAACCATCCACGGCTGCAGCGACCAGGGAAGACAGGGTAGAGATACGACCCTCGGCGAAATCATCGTTCGACTCCGGGCTGACGTCGGCCCGTTCAAGGTCGGGCTGTCTCAGGCGGGCGATGCTGCTCGCGCCTTCGGGCGCAACACCACCGCCGGCACGAGCGAGGCCGCCGATGGCCTGATGAACGTGCGGGCCGCCGGCTTCTCTATGTCCACCGGCATCTCCGCCTCGATGCTCGGCGCCATCGGAGCCATCGCCCTCGTTGGCGGGGCAGTCTTCAAGATGGCCGGCGAGGTGGCCAGCGCCTTCCAGATGTCCATCTCGGAGGCGATCAAGTTCGAGCAGGCCTTCGCGCACGTCCGCAAGGTGCTCGACGAGGGCACCGACGCCAAGGGCCTCCGAAACAGCCTCATCGACCTCTCCAACACCATCCCCGTAGCCGCTACCGAGCTGGCCAAGTTCGCCATGATCGGCGCCCAGATGGGCATCGCCGGCAAGGAGAACCTCACCAAGTTCGCGGACCTCGTGGCCCGCCTCGGCGAGACCGCCGAGATGAGCGGTGAGCAGGCAGCGACCATGCTCGCCCGCATCGCCCAGGTCAACAAGATCCCGGTCGAGGACTACAACAAGCTGGCCTCGGCCATCGTCGGCATCGCGAAGGAGCACAACGCGACCGCTGGCGAGGTCATGCGCGCGACCATGCAGATGCAGGGCCTGGGCGCGCAGGCGGGGCTCACTGCCCAGCAGATGATCGGGCTCTCCACTGTCCTGATCTCCTCCGGTCTCCGTATCGAGTCCCTCGGCACCGCGTCCGGACGCATGGCCCGCGACATCAACAACGCCGTCGCGCTGGGAGGCGAGAAGCTCCAGACGCTGGCCAAGCTCTCCGGCATGACCGCCGAGGAGTTCCAGTTCAACTGGCGCGAGGACCGCGCCGGGACGCTGGTCAAGGTGTTCGAGGGCATCGCCCTCGCCGGGGACAAGTCCGCCGCCGTCCTCGAGAAGCTGGGCTGGCAGAACGTCCGCGTCTCCTCCGCCGCCAACGCTGCCGCGATCTCGGTCGACAAGGTCCGGGAGTCGATTGCCGCGACGAACGACTTCTTCGAGAAGGGCACCGAGATCTTCACCCAGAGCAACACGGTCTTCGAGACCACCGCCGGCCAGCTGAAGCAGGTGGGCGAGATTATCAAGAACATCGGGATCGAGTTCGGGACCGCCTTCCTGCCCGCATTGCTGGATGGCCTGAAGGAGATCCAGCCGCTCCTGCGCGAGCTGTTCAACATCGTCCGAGAGCTGGCCCCGGCGTTCATGGCGCTCGGGAAGGCGATCGTCAGCGGGTTCGTGACGGACCTGAAGCTGATGACCCACCCTCTCGACACCATCAAGGAGGCCCTCAAGAAGGACGCAAACACCATCGGCGGATGGATCAAGGGGTTCGCCTTCGGTGGTCGCCAGGATGGCGCGGCTGGGGCCGGTGGCGCATTCGGTGGCGGGCCCCCGCTGGCACCCGAGGCAGCCACCTCCGCCGGCATTCCGCAGGTGCGGATGCTGGATCCGGACCTCCTGATCAACACCAAGATCGAGAAGAAGAAGGCGAAGATCCGGCAGCACATGGACGCCCTCGTCGAGAAGGCGTTCGAAGCCTTCCTGGACGAGACTGACCCGGGCCAGAAGTCGTACCTGTCTGGATCGATCGGGCTCAGGATGCCGAAGGAGGGCGTCTTCGGCCCCATGACCAAGAGCGACCTCGGGCCCAACGGCCTGATGCCGGGAACCCCTCCGCTCACGGGTGCCGCGCTCGACGAGAACAACGCCGCCTACAACAAGATCTACGCCGAGCAGCTCGACAAGTTCAACAAGCAGCACCAGGTCATTCGGAGCCTGAAGACCGCCACCATCGATTGGGGCCGCGAGTTGGAGAACGTGGCCAACATCGTCTCCTCCATGGGTGGGGCGTTCAGCAAGGTGCTGGGCTCCATCATCGGTGGAGTCGGAGGGATCGGCTCGGCCATCCAGGGGATCAAGAAGAACCAGATCCTCTACGACGAGAGTGGCAAGGTCGCTGGCAAGACCAGCTTCCTGAAGGGCGGCTTCGGGAAGATCCTGGGAGACGTTGCCGGGGGCCTCCAGATCGCCGGAGCGGCCATCGGCATCGGCAAGGCCATCGTCGGTCTCTTCAAGTCCGACCCCGTCAAGGTCGCGCAGAAGGAGGTCGCCAAGGCCCTCGGTCACGGCATCTCGCGCGAGTTCGCAGAAGAGGTCATGAAGCGCGCGAAGGAGATGGGCGTCTCCCTCTCCGTCGCCGCGAAGACCATGGAGGCCGAGACCAAGTTCGCGCAGATGAAGACCAACGAGGACAAGTTCCGAGGTGGTCTCGACATCGCGAAGGGTGGAGCCGAGAGCCTCTCCGGCCTCCTGGGGACGGACTCCGTCCTGAGCGGGGCGGTCAAGGCCGCCTCCCAGCCCCTCATCGATGCCGTGCAGTCGGCGCTGATCGCCAACGGCCAGGGGATGATGCTGAACGGTCCCCTCGCCGAGAGCAAGGAGTTCAAGGCCGCGATGGATGCGGCCCAGGCCACGGCCCAGATCGTGAAGGGCATGATCCAGGCCGGCGGCATCGACCAGGCGTTCATGGGCAACACCGGGAAGATGGCCAGCGCCGTTCGGGACGACGCCGAAAAGGCGGCCCTGAAGGCGGGCCTGTCCCCGGCCGAGGCGGAGAAGGCTGGCATCGCCAGTATCGCGCCCATCCTCCGGGAGCAGCTCAACGCCTCCCTCGCCAGCGGCAAGGATCTCGACGAGAACACGAAGGCCCTCCTCCAGGAGGCCAAGGACAACGGCATCGACATCGTGGCCGACGTGGAGTACCAGCAGCTCGCCGAGCTGCGCGGGATTCGCTCGGCGCTCGGCGGAGGAACCGGAACCGGATCGAACACCACTCCCCGCAACCCGCACGGGCGGGACGAGCCACCCGACTTCTCGGCGGCCAAGGGCTTCGGCACCTTCCGCCCGGTCACGCTGGACGAGGACACGAAGTTCCAGGCGCACAAGGGCGAGGGCGTGCTCATCGTCCCCAAGGACAAGATGGGCGTGGGCAAGTTCGTCTTCGCGCGGCGAGGCTACTTCGACGACGATCCCGACCAGCCCGGCACCGGAGGCCAGGGTGGTGGTGGACAGGGTGGTGGGAGCCAGGCTCCTCCCGAGACTCCGCCCAACTTCGAGCAGATGGTTGAGAAGGCAGTCTCGAAGGCCGTGGAGAAGGTGGCCCGCCCGATCACCATCGCGCCCAACATCAAGATCGACGAGGATCCGAACCAGACGGCCCAGGCCCGTGACGAGCGCCGGAAGATGTCGGTGGACGCGATCGTGACCGCCTTCCGGGATCGCGTGCCCAGCCTCATGATCGAGGCCCGTCGGGCACTGGCGGAGTAGGCCATGGGCCTGATGGATCCGGTCTTCCTCGCAAACCTGCAGTCCGCCCGGCCGTCCATCTTCCCGGTCCTGGGAGTGACGTGGCCTGGGCTGGGTCTCACGTACTACTCCTCCGAGTTCCCGGCGATCCTGGATGCGAACAAGGACACCATCCCCCTCAAGCCGAGGGTGATCAACGGCGGATGGGGAGACGTGGCCCCCGGAGTGAGTGAGCGGCCGTCCGACCTCTCTCCGGTGCTGGCCACCGTCACCCTGGCAGACATGCCCGACATCGCGGGGCTGAGGCACTTCCTGCCGATCCTGGAGGGCTCGTCGAACCCCAGGAAGTCTCCGGCCTGGATCAAGTGGTACACCCCCGGTGCTGCCCCGGGTCAGAACGAGTTCACGCTGTTCACGGGCATCCTGGATGGATGGGACCAGCCGTCCCCCATGTCCTGGACGCTGAACCTCCGGACGAATGACGTGCCGCTGCAGAGCTACGTCCCCCGCTGGTCGGTCATGAAGGGTGCCTTCCCCGGAGCCCCGGCTACCAGCCTCGGGCTGTACCTGCCGTGGGTCTACGGGATCCATGACTCGCAGGGCCTGCAGGGCCAGGGTGCGCTCCCGACCGTGTGCGTGTCTTTGGACGCGACGCTGGGGTATCGCTACGTGGTGTCGGTTGGGGCCCTCAAGGCCGTCCCGAGGGTCTACAAGAACGACAACCTCCAGACCCTGACCACGCACTACACCATCGACTACCCGACCATCGGTGGCGTCCGTATGACGCGCATCAACATGGTGAGCGCGACCACGGCCAGCGACAAGATCACCTGTGACGTGGAGGGGCTGACCACGGATGCCTGGACCACGGGTAACGTGATCCTCAACCCCGTGGAGCAGATCAAGCACTTCATGGTGAACCAGGTGTGGGGTCAGTGGAAGACCGGGTCGTGGCTGCCCGACTCCACGGCGCCTCTGAACACGAGCGCCTGGACATCCTCAGTGACGTTCGCCCAGGACCAGAAGTATGAGGGGTCGCTCTACGTTGGCGGATCTCTCGATCGCTCGCGCGGGATCGAGGAGGTCAATAAGTGGCTGAAGTCCCACCCCATGATGCGGATGTACTGGACGAACGAGGGGCTGCTCGCCTGCAAGCCCATCAGGTTCAAGTACCCCGGTGTCATCTCCTGGCCGTGGGCCCGTGAGCGAGACGAGATCGGAGCCACGTTCAAGTACGGGGCCAACGCCAGGGCCATCATCAACCAGGTGTCGACGACCTACCTTCCGCAGCAGAAGACGGGTGGGCTGACACAGTCCCTCGACATCAAGGATCAGTTCGCCCAGGAGCTGGTGGTGGAGAGCATCGCCCGCACCCACTCCTCGGCCAGGTTCCAGTAATGGCTGCCATCGAGTTCTACCTCTACCCGGACGGAGACTTCAGCTTCTCGCCCAACGCTCAGGGATCGGGAACCTGGAGCAATCAGCCCACCTACTCGAAGGTGGACGATCCTCAGGCCTCGCCCAACGACAGCGACTACGGCGACGAGGCGCCCATCAGCTCGGTCGTCACCTGGGCCGCCGAGTGGAACCTGACTCCACCGCAGTCTGCAGTCACGATCACCAGCATCGAGCTGTTCGCTCGAGTCTGGGCGCCGTCCAACAACTCGACCACGCACGACCTGACCAACGTGAAGGGGATCACGAACCCGGGCGGGGGCAGCACGCGCTACCTGGGCAGCGGCCAGACCATCGTCGGTACGACCGGCGCGCAGGGCCCGAACCCTCAGCTCTACAGCCTGGGGACGCGGAGCACGAACCCGGCCACGAGCACGTCCTGGACCATCCCCGACCTCCAGGCCCTCGTGTGCGGCATCCAGTGGGACGACCAGGACTTCGGCAGCAGCTCGCCTCGAGGGATCATCAGCCAGTTTTTCGTGAAGGTTCTGGCGACGACTACGGCCGCATCGATCGAGGCGGAGCGGGCCATCGGCACGCACTTCCTGAGGGAGTTCCGAGTCCCTACCGGCATCGTGGAGGTGGTGAACCTCCCGCCGCAGTTCGCCGACGCGGATCTGCTGGACGACGTGGCGGTGAGTCACTTCGGCGGCCCCGCCCCATGGGGGAAGTGGGGCGAGGAGACCTGGAGCCGGCGGGACTGCATCCTCCTGTCGAAGGCGGTCAACCCGGCCACCTACCAGGTGACCTGGCGGGCCCTGGACGCTCGACCGTACCGGTGCTCGCTCTGGTTCTCGCCCTACCACGACCTGGGGTACACCGAGGAGGGGCGTGGGGTGCCGTACATCGACCTCGGGGGCGGGAGGACGATCTCTCGCAACCAGAAGGCCTACGTGCTCAAGAGCGCGGACGACACGCTCTACGCCGAGGTGCCGGTCGACAAGGAGAAGTGGGATCCGCTCGGATGGAGGGTGGAGGGCGGGAGCGACGTGAACCGGCTTCTGAACTCGTCCTTCTCTCAGGGCTCCGGATCGACGTTCACGAACTGGACGCCTACGGCTGGAGGCACGGGGTCGATCGCCGAGGACACCACCAACTACCTCTTCGACGCATCCGGACTCCGAAGGGCAGCTGTGCTGTCTCAGGGCTCGTCCGGTACGGAGGTGGTGGCGCAGACAACGGGCTCCACGGCGGACGCCTACGTGCGCGCACGAGCGATTGGCAATCAGCTCGCCACGGCCAGCTCGGGATCCGGAGTCGTGTTCTTCCGCATCCAGCGATCGTCGGACTCGAAGTACTGGAATGACGGGGCCGGCACCTGGGACGTGACGACCATCTCCAACGTGCTCTCCAACAACGTGGTCGGGAAGTTCGACTGGATCTCGAAGCTGATCCCGACGTCTGGAACGAACACCTACACCTGCACGGTGGGCTTCCTCGTCAGCGGCAACGGGGGCCAGGTGGTGCTCCAGGAGGTGGAGCTGCGGACCGGAACCCAGGTCCAGATGAACGCGGTGCGGTCCCCGCTAGTCACCACGTCGGCAACCGTCACCAGGACGGTGGACACCCTGACGGTCCGGAACGACTCGTCGGTGAGGTGGTGGGATCCGACGGTTGGCGGAACGATCATCCTCCGGCTGAAGACGCTGTGGGATCACAACGACCTGGCGGACGGAGCCGTGAAGGCGGTGCTGGGCCAGACCACCACCGGCTCGAGGACGGAGAAGCTCTTCTACCTCCGCACGAACAGCGGCACCGGGGAGTGGATCTATCAGCGGTTCGACGGATCCTCAGCCTACTTCGCGCGGGTGGTCGTCAACCCACGCCCGACATACCTCTCCGACTGGAAGCTGGCGTTTCGGTGGGTGGGTCCGGACAACGAGTTCAACCTGGGCGTGAACAACCTGAGCATCTTCGCGAACGGGAACAAGGCCACGGGATCTAGCGTGGCGCAGACCATCGGAGGCACCGTGGATGCCCTGGTGGGAATGGACGGCACGAACGTCGGGGACGTCGTGATCCAGTCGCTGGAGTCCACAGGATTCTGCCTCTCCGACGAAGAGATCCTTCGCCGGCTGGGCTAGGAAGGTGATCATGACTCTCGACAACAAGACGGACATCGAGAACGAGTACAACGCCAAGGCGGGAGCGATCCGCTCCATCACGCCCGGGACCATCAACTCGAACCTGGCCGGGCTGGCGACCTTCGTGGTCATGGCCACCGAGGCGCTGCAGGTGCTCCTCGCCCGCGAGGCGCTGAACAACCGGGCGCTGGCCGGCGGGGACGTCGACCGGGTGCGCCAGGCCGTCAACGACCTCGCCAGCGCCGACGCCCAGGTGCGATCGGCCATCGGAAACGTGCAGACGTCGCTGCCGTCGTAAGGAGTCGCCATGGCCTGGAAGTTCGCTGCTGGAGCCTACCTCAACGCGCTGAACCGCCCTTGGAACCTCCTGGGCGCGGTGACGCCGTACTCCGTCACTCCGACAGCCTCCGCCACCGCCCCGATCACGGGAGTCAACGACCGCTGGTCGCACATCCCGTTCCAGTGGGGATCCGACGCGAACCCTCAGTTCTTCGAGGTGGATCTCAACGTGGTGGCTTCCCCGGGCCTCAACAGCTCGGGAGAGGTCAGCGTGTGGACAGGCGCTCAGGGCTCCTTCAGCTCCGTCCAGAAGGAGGACGGCGCCGGCTCCATGATCTACACGGGTGGGGCCCCGATCGCCGTGAAGACCCAGGACGTGCTGGTGGAGACAGGACGGCCCCAGAACCTCCGCATTTGGCTCTATTCGGACGGCACGTCCATCCCCGGGGTGAAGATCCGTTGCCTCGACACTGGACGCTACCTGCAGGCTGGTGGAGGCTCCTGGGGGACGGACGCGGTTGTCCAGAGCCGCAGCACCTCCGGCGGCCTGGCCTACAACATCCCGTTCACGCCCGAGGTCTACAATCTGGTCCAGAGGACCACGCAGCGCCTCCAGGTCATCCTCTACTTCAACAACGGGTCCGGCACCACGACGGCCTATTGGGACAACCCGACCATCTCGCCGCAGGTGAACTACGCGGCCGTGATCGGGCACAACCTGAACCTGGGCAACCGCCTGTACGTGGACGGGGCGGACACGTCCTGGTCCTCGCTGTTCTCCGTGAACATCAGCGGAGGGTCCGCAGGCGCCGGCTACACCAGCCCCAGGCCAAACTTCGGCGGACTCCTCGGGGCGGACAAGGGCTACCGCTACTACCGCTGCACCATCGAGGACGTGCAGCAGCTGGGCGCCGTCTATGGGCAGCAGGGAATGGGCGAGTTCATCCTCGCCTACGTGAAGGACTTCGCCTGCGTCGGACCGCAGCCAGGAGTCCAGCTGGCGCTGCCGTACACCGGCCAGATCCGCTACGACAACCGCGCGGGGGCGAAGTACACCTTCAACGTGAACAAGTACGCCCCGAGGAAGGCGACGATCAAGTTCTTCTGCGGGTCGGTGGCCGAGGGGGATCAGATCCGCGACGAGATCCATGTGGCCACTGAGGGCGGTCGGTACGCGATGCTGCTGGTCCCGGACGTGCCGGCGGGCATGGTCGCCATGCCGCTCTACGGGATGATCCAGGACGTGGCGACGTACTCGTTCGAGACGGCCGACGGACGCATCTCCACGGTGGAGCTGGTGCTCGAGGAAGAGCCGACTCCGAGCTACTAGACCTTCTCCAGGCAGAAGTTCGGCAGCCTGATTTCGTAGTAGCCGTACTTCCCGTCCGTGGCTGCCGCGACGGCTGCGCGATCGGCGAAGCGCACCGTCAAGAGCCGATCCCAGCCGGGACCGTCAGGCTCTCTCACCACGATGACCTCCAGGCCGATGAGGCATGGCGGGTAGACGTCACCGCAGATACGGGCCCTACAGACGTCCTCTCCGACCCCCGGAGCTGGCTGGAACGGCCTCGTCTTCTTGGTGGGCATCAGGCGGCCACCGGCTTCCCGTCGGGGCCCAGCAGGCCTCCAGCCTTCGGCAGCTCCGGATGCAGGAGGGACTGAATCTTCAGCTCCTCGACCCGGGTCCCGAGGGCCATCCTCCACTTTCGCTTCGTGGAAGCGGTGGGCTTCAGCTTCTGGCAGGCCTCGAGGTAGAACGCCTGGCCCTGCTCCATGGTCTCGACCTGGCGGAGCAGCTCCGTGATCGGAGGGCGGGTGTAGACCTTGTAGCGACTCACGCGGACACCATCCCCTCACCATTGCAGTGCTGGCACTTCACCAGCGACTTCTTCCGCATCCACCGCCGCACGAACGTTCCGGCGGACTCGGAATGGGCGCAGGACGAGCAGTACAGCAGATCGGTTGCCTTGAGCTTCTCGCACTCGTTTTCGTGATGACCCTCTTCGATGTAGAAGTCGCCAGTCTTCGACTCGCACTTCGGACAATAGAACTCATCGTCCGGCACGTCCGGAAGGTGCTTCGCGTCACAGACCAGACCGGCCATCAGCAGTCCCCAATCCTCAGCAAGTACGTATTGCTGGCATCCATGTCCGTCTCGATGTTGAATCGGCCGTGACGATGGTTCCAGGTGATCACCGCGTGCGGGATATGGCCGATCTCGCAGCGCCGGACGGAGTCGGCCGTGCCGCGAGACTTCCCGTCGTAGAAGGCCACCAGCCAGTCGCATGAGTCGACGATCTGCTGGTTGCGGATCGGCCCGGCAGCCTTGCCGTGCTTGTTCCAGTCGGCCAGGAAGACCAGGGTCCGCATCCCCCGCTCCTGGGCGGTGTTGATCGCCCACGAGTCCGGCCCCTTGGCGCCCCCGGAGATGACGATCGTCTCGAGCGGGAGCTGGTGGATGTAGTGACGAACGAGCTTCTCCCCGCCCTCGATCTGGCCGAAGTCACGGCTCCCGACGATGGCGACTCGATGGCTCACGCCGCAGCGTCTACCTTCACCAGCTCCTTGCCCATGGCCAGCACTCCGGCATCGGTGAGGGTGATGCGGATGCCGTCTCGCACCAGCAGGCCATCCTTCTCCGCCCGGCGGAGTTGGCCCTTGAAGCTGTTGCGGGTGACCTTGTGGTGGGCCCGCACGCGGCGGAACATCTCGTCGACGGTCATGGTGTGGGCCAGCTGGGGCCCCAGCTCCACGCGGAGCTTGTCGGCCGACTCCTTGACGTCGCCCTTGGGCGAGAACGCCTCCGGCGGCCACGCCTTCTTTGGATCGAAGGGATCGATCTGGTCTGGACCGACGCCGCTCACTTCGCGTCCTGCATGGCCAGGAGGACGATGGAAGGGATGTCCTCGATGGCGTACTTCGCTCCCAGCCTGGCGATATGGGCCGCGAACTGCTCGTGCTGGTCCTTCGTGAACTCCAGCTTCACCTGGAAGCCGGACTTCACCTTGGGCTCGTCCTCGTCCTTGAGGAACTCGTCGATCTCGTCCTGACGCAGGAATGGCGTCAGGTCGAGACCATCCTTGAGATCCTCGACGAGCTGGTCGCCGTCCATCGCGAACCCCACCCGGGACGTCAGGTTGTCGGCGTAGGACAGCCCGAGCGCGCGCTTGTCGTCCGGGTCGCTGAGGTCGAGGTCGGTGCGCTTCACGACCACCAGCTCGTCGCCCGTGGTCTCGATCACGCGGATCCGCAGGCCCTGCTCCGCAGCGGCCTCGGCGACATGGTTGCCGGCGATCAGGAGGTCGTTCTTGTCGGCCAGGACGGAGCGGCCTGCGCCGTACAGCTTCAGCGACTCCTCGACCTGGATCGAGCCCCGCTTGGTGCCCTTGTTGTGGTTCTTGGCGTGCGGCTTGAGATCGCGTGCGGTCTTGCTCATAGACCTTCGTTGCTCCTGCGGTTGAAGAAGTACTCCCTCAGGCTGCTCTCCAGGCGGGCCTTGGTGCGGGTGACGATCTCGCGAGCGATGTGGCGTTCGAAGTACTGCTCCGGGCCCTCGAAATGCAAGCGGCCTAGCAGATCGAGCGCGTCGACCGTCGCCTGGACGAACGGCGAGTAGCGCGGGGCGAGACCGCACACCCTGGCGAAGCCGGTCACTTGATCTCGATCTGTCCGCAGGCTCCGAACTCGGAGCAGATCTTGGCCACGCCCTTATTGCCAGGACGGACGAGGAGCTGGAAGCGGTTGTCGTTCCGCATGGCCACGGGGTTGCCGGGAAGCACCTCGTCGTTGTTCCAGTACCAGGTGGTTCCACCCACCACCTTCTCGTCGCAGTACGGACGCTCGGGGTTGCCCTCCTGGCGCGGAGGGCAGTAGCCCCTACCGTCGGTGAACCCGACGGCCTTGCAGTAGGCCCTGTCCCGATCTCCGTTCGCGGCGCCCACCTGGGGCGTGGAGTCGAATGTCACCCACGACGGCCCGATGTTGTGGATCTTGACCTCGAACCTCGCCAGGGGGCCGGGCACGGGGTCGACGCAGATCTGCGCCGCCGTGCAGCTCTGCCGGTAGGCGAAGCCGCGATAGGCCCCACCGACCTCCGTCGCTCGCCGAAGCTTCTTCGCGCTCGAGATCAGCTGGAAGAACTCGATGTGGCACCCACCCTCGCTCCAGATCGTGAACTCGGAGTCGTAGTGATCGAGGGGAGGCTTCACGTTGGGCAGCGGGTTAGGATCCGGATCGCCGTGGCTCCAGTCGTAGTTGACGCTGTATCCCAGGTCGGCCAGCTTCTCCCGGAACGCCTTGTAGAAGGCCTGCCAGTCGGTCACCGGAAAGCCGGGGTCACGCCCAGCGCCAAGCGCGAAGTCGATCGCGATGTTGACGTGCTGCCAGTAGGCGGACTTGTCGCCCTTCCCCTCCTCGACCAGATGTCCCTCGCCGTGGGCCGGGATGGAAGGGTCCGGAATGAGCACAGGCTCCGGGCTGGGCTTCGGATCCGGGTCGGGCTGCGGATGGCACGACACCATCACGCCCTCCGTCCAGGTCTCGGGCGGGCCGGAACGATCGCCGTGGACGTGCTCGGCGAGACAGACGGGCTTGTCGGCCGGACAGGGATTCGGCTCGCACGAGGCGGGCTTCGGGGCTTCGCAGGCCTTGTCGTTCGCGATACAGCTCTTCGAAGCCTCGCACCATCGCGTTCCCGCGAACTTCGGCGACGGGCACTTGTCTTCCACGGTCTTCTTCGGGATCACGTTCCAGACGGCGGTGGCCACGGCGCATCCGCTGGATGCGACCGCCAGGGCCATCACCATGGCGAGCAGCTTCGTCTTCATCTACTTCTTCTCCTTCTTGCCGAGGTTCTGCGTCTTGTTGCTGGGATCGCCCACGTTGGTCCGACCGGCGCGCTTCGCGCTACGGATGGGCCGCAGGGCCGTGCTGTTGCTGCGGCGGTGTCTCACTTCGAGAACCAGGTGATCGCCACCGGCCCGATGTAGAACGAGTGCTTGATGTAGTTGCCGGTGAAGTTCCAGGCCTCGTAGGTGAAGACCTTCCACCAGGGAGACCAGGCTCCCCACCACTCGAGGTCCAGGCCGTAGTACTGCGCCACCTACGTCCGCTCCGCCGCCGCCTTCACGACCGCCGCGTCGGCGGCAGCCTTGGCGTCCCGCTTCGACTTCAGCCACGAGCGGAAACGCTGGACGGCGGTGTAGATGCCCACGATGGACGTGAGCAGGAGGGCCGGGTCAATCCCGATCTCCTTCACGGCCGAGGCCTCGTCCCACCCGATGCCGGCGAAGAGCCCGCGCAGGACCGTGAACAGCGGACCCGCCTCGAAGCCGAACTGCTTGGCGGCCAGCTCGACGAGCACGAACAGGAGCAGGATCGCGCTGCGGAGCCCGCTCAACTTCTGGAGTGCGTTCTTCACGAAACTTCCCTTCTTCCCCGCGATTCCGTCCTTCCAGGCACCCACCAGCACGCGGGTCGCGAGCGTGGCGCCGATCTTCTTCTTGAGGCCGTCGAGCACTACCGGCGCTTCTTCTTGGACGCCTTCTTGAGCGACCTCCGGACCTTCCAGCTGCGGACCTCGTAGAGGGCGAACCTGATGAGGTTGAGTCCGAGGTAGGCGGCCAGGACGATCACGAGGTACTCGATGGCCTCGTGGATCCGGAGCAGCACCACGAGAGTCTCGAAGTGCTGGATCTGCATCATCTCCAGCTGGTTACCGCCGATCACCTGGGCGGTCCGTCGCTGAATCCGCCACCGAAGGCGCCCTGGCCCTTGTTCCACAGGCCGGCCTGGCGGCCGATCCCGAGGATGCGCTTCAGGCCCGCCGGGAGAGGAAGAGCCGAACTCATGTCCGTGAGCCAGCCCAGGATCTTCCTGGCGAGTCCGACGCCCTGCACCACGTCTTCCGGCTTCACCTTCACCATCTCAGCTCCTCAGAAACCGAAGTTGTCTTGCTTCGGTGCGACCTTGCGGCGTTCCTGCCCGGCCTTGACCTTCGCTTCCATCTCGCGGTTGTGGCAGCCCCGTGGGCAGTACTTCATTTCGTCCTTCGATGTGACCACGCGATCACAGATCCGGCAGACAGCGATGAGCGCGCCGTTCTTGAACGCGGTCCGCCAACGACTCACTCCCCGCCACCGACGAAGAACGTCGCGAAGCGGGTGACGGTCTTGTTGTTCGGGAGGATGAACCTCACCACCACCTGCTGCTGCCCCGGGCCGTAGCCGATCCGCTGGCGCCGCGTCGAGAATGTCCACCGTCGCTGCAGCGTGTACCGCTCAGTGCGACACGACGGGAGGTAGCAGTCGTAGCCCTCAGGGCAAACGATCACCTGCTCCTCACACCACGCGGCGAGCTTCTCGCGCTTGATGTACTCGTCCCACGGCGGGCAGTCCGCCGAGTGCTTTGTGGTGGTCCCCTCCGCCCAGGTGATCTCGAGCCCCAGGCAGTAGGTCGCCTCCGTCAGCTCTCCGACGTGCTCGATGGTGATGGTCAGGTCCGCCCCGGGATAGCTGATCTGCGGGAACACGCGGACCTGGAAGGCGTCGACGCCAGCGCTTGCGTGCTGCGGACAGCCAGCCAGACCGAACAGAGCGGCCATGATGACCACGGTCCATGCGGGGACCGAGGTCACGTTATCGAGAGAGAACACGTCTACGATGCGTCGAGCCCAATCCTTCACGCCGCCTCCGGGAGCGCACACCCCTGGTGGGCCCGCGCGAACGGATGCAGCAGGGTCGCCAGGATGTGCGTGGCGTGAACCGTCGGCTGGTTCATCAGGATCTTCTTTTCCTTGTCCAGCTCCATCGGGGGAGGATTCTCGGCGGCCGTCTTGCACCGCTCGCAGAAGACGTGGAGGCCGGTCCAGAGGATCCATGGGAACCGACTCCGCACTCCCGCAGCGGTCTCACCTGCCTCCGTCTTGAAGACGAGGCGATGCGATCCCAGGAGGGCCGCGCGGATCACCTTGATGCGGGGCCAGGCGCTCACTGGACCTTCTTCGCGGAGATGTCGATGTCGCAGCGGACGTAGACCATCCGCGAGCTGTCCCACACCTTCACGCATCCGGCGTCGAGGGTCATGGCCCGGCCCTCGATGCGCTCCGTGGCCCACTCGCCCCTGAACGGGCGGTACGAAATCTCGTAGACCGATGGCAGGCTGGGAGGGGTGAGGGTGGCGAAGTAGATCGCGATGAGTCCGACCACGAAACACGACGTAGCTGATGAATGCCCT